GATATTGTTTGTAAGATTGCAGAGGTAGTTGTAGTAGGGGGTGTAAGAAGAAGTGCGCTCATAAGTCTTTCAAACCTCTCTGATGATAGAATGAGACATGCGAAGTCTGGTTCATGGTGGGAACAGAATGGACAACGTGCATTAGCAAATAACTCTGCTTGTTACACAGAGAAACCAGATATGGGTATCTTTATGGATGAGTGGACTGCACTTTACAATTCAAAGTCTGGTGAAAGAGGAATCTTTAATCGTGCATCTGCAAACAAGATGGCAGAAAAGAATGGTCGTAGAACTATTGAAGGACATGAGTTTGGTACAAATCCTTGTTCAGAGATTATTCTAAGAGATAGAGAATTTTGTAATCTTTCAGAAGTAGTCGTAAGACCTACAGACAGTAGACAATCATTACTAGAGAAAGTAAGACTTGCAACTATAATTGGTACTTTCCAATCTACTCTTACAAATTTCAAGTATGTATCAGCTGCATGGAAAAAGAACTGTGCAGAAGAAAGATTACTTGGTGTTTCACTTACTGGAATTATGGATAGTCGTTTGACAAATGGTAAAGAGAAGAACCTAGACAATCTACTTGAGTCATTGAAAGCAGAAGCAGTTGCAGTAAACAAGGAATGGTCAGAGAAATTAGGTATACCTCAATCTGTTGCAATCACTTGTGTTAAACCATCTGGTACAGTATCACAACTTGTAGATGCAGCCTCTGGTATTCATGCAAGACATAATCCTTTTTATGTTCGTACTGTTCGTGGAGATAAGAAAGACCCATTGACAAAGATGATGACTGACATGGGATTTCCAGTAGAAGATGATGTAATGAATCCTACAAACACAGCAGTATTTTCTTTTCCTATGAAAGTACATGAGGGTGCAGTATTCAGAACAGACATGACTGCGATTCAACAGTTAGAGTTGTGGTTGACATATCAGAAACATTGGTGTGAACATAAACCATCTGTTACAATCTCTGTAAAAGAAGATGAGTGGATGGAAGTTGGTGCATGGGTTTACAAAAACTTTGATTGGATGTCTGGTGTATCATTTTTACCATTTAGTGAACATTCTTATCAACAAGCACCTTACCAAGATACTAACAAAGAGGGTTACGAGTTTCTAAAAGAACAGATGCCTAAGAACGTAGATTGGTCAAAGTTATCAGAATATGAAATGTCTGATATGACTATTGGTTCTCAAGAACTTGCATGTGTCGCTGGAGCTTGTGAAATACAATGAAGTTAATCGTATGCGAATCATGTGAGGCAGAGTTTCGTATAAAACACAACATGGACAAACGACTATATAATATAGTGCATTGTCCATTCTGTGGAGACTCACTTAACGAAGACCTCGAAGATGAGGTAGATGATTACGAGGAAGAAGATGATTAGTTGTAATAATTGTGGACACCCATCACATTGTGGTGTACCATGTAAAAAAGAGTTTTGTGCTGGTGAGGCTATGGTATTAGTATGTGGTCATTGTAGATGTGAAAGTTGTGAAGATAATGAAGACATCATCAGCGAAAGCTAAAGGTAGACGATTCCAACAATGGGTTCGTGACCAATTGATAGAAAAACTAGACGTACACCCAGAAGATGTAGAAAGTCGTTCTATGGGTGCTGGTGGGGAAGACTTAATCATGGCGAGAGCTGCAAGATTAAAGTTCCCCTATTCTATTGAGTGTAAAAACCAAGAAAGTCTGAACGTCTGGAAATCATACGAACAGGCAGAATCCAACTCTGGTAAATATGAGCCAGTTGTTTTTATTAAACGAAACAATCAAAAACCATTAGTGGTTGTTGATGCAGAATACTTTGTGAGGTTACATGATGAACGAGTGGATAAATCAGTATAAACAATATCATACTGAACATAATGAATATGGTAATGGTGGTGGACTAAAATTCTATTTGCAACATATAGTAGATTTAGTAAACGACACTAAATCAAAAAGTTTATTAGATTTTGGTTGTGGTAAGGCTGAGGGTTATTTAGATTATAAACATCATAAACATTGGGGTATAATGCCCTCATTATATGATCCAGCAATCCCAGAGTATGAAAACTTTCCAAAAGGTTCATTTGATGGAGTTATGTCATTTGATGTATTAGAACATATACCAGAGATACAGATTCCAGAAACAATATATCAAATTACTAAAGTTGCAAACAAGTTTGTGTTTCTTGGTATTGCAACAGACCCAGCCATTGCAGTATTACCAAATGGAGATAATGCACATTGTACATTGAAACCTATGGGTTGGTGGGTAGAGATGATAAAGAAACACTCTCACAAGCAAGTATACACTCATGTTAAACTTCATGGTGAAATGGAAGATTATACTATAATAAACGAATCACTTTACATGGACTTCTTTTTAGAAAATTTAGAGTTAAAAAAAGTCAACAAAAACAACGACTTATAATATGGGTTGACAAACCCTACTTTTGTTGATATACTATTAGTATAAACAATAAAGAGAGAGAAAAAATTATGGGTAAAGTTAAAAATTTCGTGTCAGATATTCAAGAATTTGTTTGGGGTTTCTTTGATGAAGATGGTCAAATGATTGATGGAACAGAAAATGTTTTAAAAGTTCTTACAGCTGTAAAAAAAGAATTTAATTCTGATTATGCTGTTACTGTTGCAAAAGATGAAATCTTTGATATTCAAACTGCTGACCATTTTAGTGGAGAAGGAATTGTTCAATATGGGTAAATTAGTAATTGCAACTTCGATTGCACTATTGATGAGTACAACTGCATTTGCAAAAGATTGTAAGTATGTACAAAAAATAGTTATGGATGAGAATAATGTTATTCTTAGTGCAAAGACAGAATACGTCTGTAAAGAATCAAAACCAATTGTTGTTCTACCACCTAAAACATTTAATGAAGTTAAACGAGTTGTTCCTAAAGCCGTATCTTATCAAGATTATGTGAATGGAAACTTTTATAATAATGAAAAAGGTCTTGACTTTTTGTTAAAACTGTTGTATACTGATAAGTAATGAATGGAGAGAATATGTTTAAAATATTAATTGGAATTATATTGGGTGTGGTGCTCGTCACATACTACCCTCAAATATCTACCACAACGAAACAAATGTTTCTAGATAGTGGTGCTCGTGACGAAATTGTAAAATCATTGAAAGAGGTAAAATAATGAAATATTACGGAGTAGGTGCAATCGCACTATTAATAGGATTAGGTGCATGTGCAAAAAATCCAAGTCCATTGGGTGTAATCAATACACCAATGATTAAGTATAAAACAGAAAAGGTTGCAGCTGCAACTTCCAACATACCTAAATGGTATAAGTCTTTACCAATTAAAGATAATGCAATTTATTCTGTTGGTTCTTCATCTTCTCCAGACTTACAACTGTCTGTTGATATGGCAACACTAAATGCAAAGTATACACTTGCAGATAGGATTAATGGAAGACTTGATGGTATGATGAAAACCTTTATGACTAGACTAGGTGCTGATAATGATGTTTCTGCAACTACAATGTCAGAAGTTGAAAAGGTAGTCAAGAACGTAATTGCATCTGTTGATGTTGCTGGTTACAGTCCAAAAGAAATAGAAGTATTTCCAAGTGGAACTCAATTTCGTGCATTTGCATTGTTAGAATACTCTGACACAGAAGCTCGTAAGATTATCATGAATCGTATGATGAAAGATAAGTTAGTGTATTCTAAGATTAAATCTACTAATGCTTTTAAAGAATTGCAAAATGAAGTAGAAAATTCTAAGAAAGAAGATCAAACATCTTCACTAAGTAATATTGAAAAAGAAGTCGGTAAGATTACTAAAGAAAAGACAAGAGTAGTCAAGACTCCTAAATTCAAAACTATAACAAGTCAGATGCTATAGTGAGGAAAGATAGACCAAAACAAGGTTTGACTGTCGTAGTTCGTGGAGATGACATCAATGGTGCAATGCGAGTTCTAAAGAAACGTATGCAAGATGAGGGCATCTTCAACGAAATGCGAGAAAGAAAAGGTCATAAGACTAGAAGTGAAAAAAGAAGATTAGAAAAATCTGCTGGTCGTAAAAGATGGTTAAAGAAAGTTGATAAATTAAAAGAAGAAGGAAAGTGGCATAATGATTAAGAAAAAACGTAAGCCTATGACAGAGGAACAAAAACTGGCTGCATGTGAAAGACTTGCAAAGGCGAGAGCTGCAAAACCACCAGCAAAGAATAGTTCTATTCATGCATCAGTACTTGCAATTCCAGAAGAAGATATGTTATCTGTAAAGAATGTTCAGAGTTGGATTAAAAACCAAAGAGAACAATTAGTAGAATATCGTGCTTCTGTTCGTAGAGATATCAAAGGTGCAATCGCACAAGTTTCTAACTGTGAGGGTTATATTCGTAACTTGCAATACTATCTTAAACATGGTGATTACTGTGATGATAGATATGGTGCATATCAAGAAAAGAGGGTGTCATGGCAGACGATAACGACAAAGGGATAATACTACAAGGGCCTTGGAAAAGGGTTAAAACTGTTAAGAAGTCTCAAACAGAAAAGATATCTAATGATATGGCTTTTGCAGAAGACGTTGCAGAAAGTGTTATGATTCCTATGATTCATGGTCTTTCTGAAAATGGTGTTGATATTAAAACTGATGCATTTGTCAGAGAAGTTGGTTTTATAAATGAAATTGTTAAGTCTGTTATGTATAGAACTATGAACTATCCACACCCAATGACAGCTTTGGTTGATAATTTAATGTTAACTAAAACTGAATCTATTGAAGATGTTTATGCTAGGTTTGATCATGAAAAACTAGAAAAAATGGTTAGTGTATTGACTGACGATAAAAAAGATGATGAATAAAGAGATATTAAAAAATGATAATAATTGATATGAACCAAATCTCATTAGCAAGTCTAATGATGGATATGAGTATGCGAAAGAGTGACGAAGTAGATGAGAATATGGTAAGACATATGATACTCAACTCTGTTCGTTTATATAGAACACAGTTTAATAAAGAGTATGGTGAAGTTGTCCTTACTTATGATTCTAGACATTATTGGAGAAGGGAATACTTTCCTAACTACAAAGCAAGTCGTAAAAAGAGTAGAGAAAAAGACAACAGAGATTGGGATAAAATCTTTGGTGTGTTGAATAAGATCAAAGCAGAGTTCAAAGAGAACTTACCTTACAAATACTTAGAAGTGTATGGTGCAGAGGCTGATGATATTATTGCAACTCTATGTAAGAATAATCAAGATGAAAATATTATGATTGTGTCTGGAGATAAAGATTTTATTCAGTTACATAAATATCCAAAGGTAAAACAGTATAGTCCAATACTAAAGAAGTTTGTAAAAGACCATAATCCAACTACCTATATAAAAGAACACATACTTAAAGGCGACACTAGTGATGGAGTACCAAATGTTCTATCGCCAGATAATACTTTCGTAGATAGTATAAGACAAAGACCTTTAGGAAGAAAGAAGATTGAGACTTGGTTGGATATACATATAGATGATTTGCCTGAAGAAGTCAAAAGAAATTACCAAAGAAATGATAAACTTATTAACTTAGATAATATTCCTGCTGAATTAGAAAAGGAAATATTAGATGATTATGATGGTGCGACATTTGGTGATAGAAGTAAATTATTAAATTATTTTATACAAACAAGATTAAAAAATCTTACTGAAACAATTGGAGAATTTTAAATGCAAGAAACATACTACCCACTCTTTTCGGAGATACTAGACAAAGTACATAAGGCAAAAACTAAGGATCAGAAGATTGATTTTCTTAAACAATACAAATCAGATTCATTGAAGATGTTTTTGAAAGCTGCGTTTGACCCAAAGATAGAATGGGTCTTTCCAGAGGGAGAAGTTCCTTACACACCTAATGATGCTCCTGCTGGAACGAATCATACGTTATTGATACAAGAATCAAAAAAACTATGGCATTTCATCAAAGGTGCAGATAATAGAACAAAACAACTTCAAAAAGAAAATATGTTCTTTCAGATGTTAGAGGGTCTACACGAAAGTGAAGCAAAACTTCTTGTCAATGCAAAAGATAAAAAGTTACATCAAATCTATAAAGGTTTATCTGCAAATGTTGTAAAAGAAGCATTTGGTTGGGATGAAGATTTCAAAGCTGAAGAATACCCATCTGCTGGTGGACTTGCAAACGGATAATGAAAGTTGCCCCTATCTATAGAACTGTATTTTCTCAAAGGAAACCATCACAGACTTGGAAAGTAAGTGATTCGCAACCTTTAGAAAATACAGAAGATAGCCCAGGAAATGACCTCGAAAAACGTAGTGAAAACAAATACTTACGAACACACTTGACATTACCTCAATCTTCTGTTATTATAATTAAGTAAGATAAAGAATAACAGAGAGAAAGAAAATATTATGACTATGATTAAAAAGAAGTTTGAAAAGATTGAAGATGGTATTAACAATATGTTAGATGCTGCTGCACATGACTATAATAGAATGGATTTAACATATAGAACCTCTGATGAGTTTCGTGCTGGGTTTATGATTAAAAAGGGTCAGAAATATATCAAGATTGGTAGAATGTCTAAACATACGCCAGGTCGAATGGGTCAAGTTTGGGGTTTTGTTGTTAACACAAATGATGACAAGAAGTTCAAAAAAGGTGATGTTCTAAAGGCTGCTGGATTTAATGCACCAGCGAGAAATGCACCAAGAGGTAATGTTTTAGAGGGTGGTTTCAATATTAATTGGACTGGCCCAGAATATTTGTAGGAGAATTGAAATGATGTCAATGAATGGTTTTTTACTAATAACTCTTGTAATAGTTTGTGTCATGTTTATTGGATATATGGAAGACCCATGTATCACAGAAGGCTTAAAACAAGGGTGTATGGAATAATGAGTTTGATTCGCATGGCTTCTTTCTCTCTCTCTCATCAAAAAAATGCCATGCGAATCACTTTCCCAAATGAACATATGATGAAAACGTGATGTACTGTAAGTACTTGAAATCATTGGGAAAATTTAGGGGGGTTGACAGACCCCCTTTTTTAGTATATACTATAAGTATAAACAATAAAGAGAGAGAAGAAAATATGAGTAAAATGATTTCAGTCGCTAGATTAAAAGATCACATTTTAAAAGGTGATACAAAAGAAATGATAAGAGTAATGCTTAACGTACTACCTTATCAGATAAAACGTGCCGAGGGTTTTGAGGTGGTTCAAAAGGGTCTTCTTAAAAGATTTGTCATGGTTAAAGAATTAGAAGCAACATTAAAATTAAAGGGAGTTATATAATGTATTATTCACAAAAAGTTATGGGCCTATTAGGTCAGTTAGAAAAAATGTCAACTGAGGAACTTAACCAAGTTAAAGGTATGGTTAATGAAGTCAAAGTTCACAATGCAAAACAATCTATCAAGGTAGGTTCTAAAGTGTTTGTTGTTCAGAAGACTAAGAAGACGCTTGGTGTTGTTACTAAGGTTAAAGTTAAAAATGCACTTGTAAAGATGAATAGTAAACTTTATAATGTACCACTTGCAATGTTAGAAGCTGCATAGGTGATTCGCTGATTCGCATAGATTTCAAAATCACAAAAAACAACCCTCCTCTACAATCGTTAGTGAGTAAGGGTTACAGAGGGGGTATTGACAATGCCTCTTTTTTAGTATATACTATAAGTATAAACAATCAAGAGAGAGAAGAAATTATGAAGAAAATTGAAGAAATGCAAGAGTTAGTAAATGACCTTTTTTGGGAGTATCAAAGAATGTCATCAAGTGGTAAAAAAACACTTGATAAGATTGCAGTATTAGTAGGAGTTCCTACTGATGCAGAAATGGAAAAAACATCAAAGGAGACCATATAATGGCTTATGTTTCACAGACCGATAAAAAAGAACTTTCAATCGGTATAAAAAAGGTTCTTAAAAAGTATAACATGAAAGGTACTATTGCAGTTAGACACCACTCAACTTTGGTTGTCAATATTCAGTCTGG